ATGTCGCAGAGCATAAAACAGCAAAAGCCCAAAGCTCAAACAGCTCGTGAAGTAGCTGAAGCTGTGCTTTTTTGGGCAAAAAAAAATAACCTCTTTGGCAAAGTGCCATTAGAAGACGCAGTGGAAGTTGTAAAAATTCCTTTCTCTGATGACGGGAAGCTATTTGTTTCTCATAATGTACAGAGCATTTTACGCCAGAAAGCCATAAACCTAGTAACATTTAACGAAAAAGAAAAGAAAGTTACCATATTTACAAATGGAAAAATAAATAAAACAGAAGAAAAAGAGTTGCCAGTGTCAGTATCTGGTTTTACTATTGATTATGTTCAGGGAGGAGTAGCCCAAGTAAGGGGTGATCCGCCTAGTCCTGAACAATCTAAAGCTTACACACTACACAATAACCGCTATACTTGCGGGTCGTCCATATTTCCAGCAAGATGTATGGGCGCAGGGACTCTGGGACTAATAGTTTCAGATACTAATGGTAAAATGTTTGGCATGACAAACAACCATGTGGCTGGCGCATGCAATCACGCTATGCCTGGCTTGCCTATTCTTGCTCCAGGACCGCTAGATGCAAACGAAGATAGTTGCGATCCGTTTACGATCGGGCGGCATACTAAACTTCTACCTATAAATGATGGTATTCCTGAAAATATACCAGTCTCGGATAATTGTGATGTCAGTATATTTGAACTTTCAAATGCAGACAGAGTGACGTCAATGCAAGGCGACAGTTATGATACACCTGCGCTTTGCGAAGAGCCATTACCATCTATGGTAGTCCATAAAGTTGGGCGGACAACAGGCTTAACTAAGGGAATAATAGTGGGGCAAGCAGCAGCACCACTACCTGTTTCATATCATGTAAACGAATATGACATCAAAAAAACAGTTTTTTTTGAGACTGTTTACGTAGTGAGGGGGTGGGACCTCTCCCCTTTCTCTCGTCCTGGCGATTCTGGTTCTTTAGTCGTTTCAGAAAAGGCTGATGGTACTAAAATAGCTATCGGACTAGTTTTTGCGGGGAACGAACAGAGAGGAACGTCGTTTATTTTACCCCTACCTGATGTGCTAAAAAAATTATCTCTTAACATAGTATCGGGTCACAATGTGTAAGCATTCTGTTTCTGCCTTAACGGCTGCCAAACAGTTGGCAAACATACTTTCCTTGCCGAGCACTAAGGGAAGCGTCCTTGTATGGATCCATAATGGGGATCAGTGTTTGATGATTGCAGCAGATAGAAAATGGGTTAAATTTCATAAGGACATTCCGCAATCATACTTGGGATTTCCCGTTATCATAGGAGATCCTATAACTGGAACATCGTTCCATTGAGTTGCAATAGTGATTAAAAATTTTAACCGTTTTGATCGTATTTCTCCATCGCCTGCTGAGCGAGTTTTTTCTGCCGAGCAGACTGCGTGTAGCGCATGGTTTCAGACAGAGTCTTGTGGCCAAGAATGGCTGCAATCTGGTGTGGTGTGCAGCCTGCTTCTGCCAGCCGCCTCCCGGCCGCTTTCCGCAGCCCATGAGGTGAGCAGCGCATCGGCAGACGAGCCAGAGCACACCAATCCTTAAACACGTTATAGAATCCATTGGCTGTGTAAGGCTTGCCGTCACTGGTGCGGCTCAGGTACGTCTGGCCTTTGCCGTGCCAGAGATCCAGTTCCTTTTGCAGCGCGGAATGGAGGGGAATCCAGAGGCACTCGTTCGTCTTCTCCTGCCGGACGTAGATCATGCCCTCATGGACATCAAACGGCCCCATGCGGACCACATCGCTGCGCCGCTGCCCGGTATAGAGCATCAGGCTGAGTGCAAGCCGTTGCGGTGTGCCAGGAGGCCACTGCGCCAGATACTGCTCTATCTCTGCATCGGTCCAGGGGTGGATGCCCTCGCTCTTACGTCGCTTGATTTTGACGGATGCTACCGGGTTATCCTGCCGCCAGCCCTTATCTATGGCGTAGTCCATCAGCTGGCTCAGCAAGCGGCGGATGCGTGCTCTTGTGGTCGGGGCGTCGCCCAGGGCAGCGATAACCACCCGCACATGCTCGGGCTGCATATCTGCAAACGGCCCCTGCCCTATCTTGTCGGCACGTATCCTGTTGAGCAGCCTATTATAGACGGCCTTTGTGCTGTCTTTCAGCGCAAGGTAATCGCCAGACATTTGCCAGGACACGATCAGGGCTTCAAGCGTCCCAACTTTGATGATGCTCTTACCAATGTTTGACGGTGCAGGTGGTTCGGCTGTCCTGGCTAGGGTCGTCTTTTTCAGTGCCTCACCGTACGCCACCATAAATTCCGGATCTGAGGCGTCTGGCAATGGAATGGCCTCAAAGCCGGCGCGCCTCAGATAATACCGTGTTTTCCCGCGATTATCCCGATAGATTTTGAGATACTTGAGCTTGACGGTCTGCAAGGATTTTGTCCCAAGGGTTAGCGGGCGCAGCTGTAATTGCGCGGCCTGAGCACTGGCTCAAATAATTATCAAGATCGCTGACAAGCCAGACTTTCCGGCCTGTCGTTACGGAAAATGCAGGGAGTCTAGTTTGGGCCAGATTGCGCAAAGCAGAGACAGAAATGCCCAGATATTCAGCTGCATCCCGTGCCCGCAGCACTTTGCGGGTTACAGGCGCTAAGGTCTGCATTGTTGTGGTTCCTTTCTCGTCCTCATGCTGCGGCCCTGTCTTCTGCTGGCTCCAGCACCCGGACATCATTGGTCCAGCCCTCAATGCACTGTTGGCCATCATCCATCACGGTCTCACAGTCGTTAAAAACTATGAGCCAATCACGGTTATCTGTGGCGCGTGCGTGGAACAATCCACCGCCAACTGACCACAGGTCAAACTCCCAGCCCATAAGCCCACGTGTGCTGGGGCCGATGATATGGCGCTTGCCGTCACGCTGCATGCTCTGGCACCGTCCGAACTCAACAAAATTGCCGTTCGTCTGTCAGGATAGCCAGATACCCACCGCTGTGCTGCGGCTTTAGTGTAATGTGGTGTTTGGGCATGTTGGTGCCTTCTGGTTCAGCTTATCCTGTTCAATCAAAGCATCCAGCTCCTGGACGGTAGGAGCTGTTTCATTCCCTTCCCGCAGCCGCTTGATGCTTTCCGCAATCATTGCCTGACAGCGAAGGGCGATATGATTCCTGTATCCATCTTGATATTCCATGATCAGACCGATAGCTGTTTCAATTGAACTGACTAATAGTTCCTCACGGCGGCCAGACGTTTGCGTATCAGTTGCAATGTCTCCATTGTCAGGATTAACCTGGATGATGCTGAGAATAATGCTGACTTCATGCCCTGGCTTGGTGGCCTGAATCCGCTGGATCGCTGCGTGATAATATTCCTCAAGTTTGTTGAGGGCTTTTTCTTTCTGGCTCATGATTTCAGCCCAGTCTCAATGCAGATGGCTCTTGACCCAGCAACGCTACTCACCCACCCGGAATCGTCCAGTTTGGAGATTGCTGCCTGACAGGCCTGCATGTTTGCCATGGGGATGGCGACGGATGCCTGATAAAGCCGTGATGACCACAGCAGCAGGAAGACGGTTGCAATCATGCTGCGCACTCCCGCACATCCAGCACAAACCGGCTCAGAATGCCTCTGCGCTGGGCGTGGTGCGTTGTCCGCATGGCGGCGTCTGCGTTGCGCTCTTCGGCGTGCATGGCCATGCCCATCGCGCCAATGTGGCGCAGCATCGCCTCCCGGGCTTCCGCGTCATGCACGGAATTATGGACGCACTGCTCCAATGCAGCCCGGTGCTGCTCAAACTGATTTACGTTTTGCATTTGGTTTCTGCCTTGGTTTTATTTTGCCGTTACTAGAAATTGTGCGTCACCGTGAGGAATAGGCGGCATTTTAACCCAGTGCTCATTGGTCGTATAATTATGCCAGAGAGTGCCGTCATCACAGAGGGCATAAACTGCCTCTGGGATACCGCGCATTGATACAATCTGGATAATTTTCCGGGGTAGTTTTTCTCGGCCAGCATCCTGCTGGGCGGCCAGCTCACTGGGGCCTGCCTCGGTGGTCTGCTGCGGTGTCTGTATGGGCATCTCTTCCTCCATCGCGTCGGTGGCGATGAGGGAAGATATGCGCAATTATGCTAATCATGCAAGCGCAAAAATGCGCATATTCTTAAAGTGCGAATTTAGTGAGTTCGTCTGGGCTTCCGTAATAGGTACCCTTATTGTCTCCCCAAGAGAAGGCCGCCGAAATTTTCCCTGCATGATCAATGGCAATGGATATCCATTCGCCTGAATCATGTTTTTTAAATGCCTTTGCAGAAACCACACCATGAGAGGGAGAAAAAAACGCATCGTTTGTTTCAAATGCTATGCTACGCGCTTCTTTATAAACGTCCTCTGGCAGTATAGATTTTAGCTTGATTGCTAATGCTTTAGCTTTGAATGAGAACAAAATAGGATGTTCGTTTGCATAAATAGCTGTATCACCACCGGGCGCCTTAACAGGTCCTTGTAGTTCCTCAGTATACAAAATTTTCTTTATTCCAGATTTCCCATTTTTAAACGAACATTCCAAAGTATAAGATCCGTCATCTTCTTGGAATTTTCCTACTACAGCGCCATCTTTTATTTCCCAGTCAGAAACAAGTGCGTCGCTGACGCTCTCCCCCATTAAATCACTCATAATTGGATGATCTGGATTACTTACATCAAATATTCTGAATTGGGGTGAAGATGCATTCCCCCCACCGTTCTCTGTTGCGACCACATAAATGTGCCCATTTTCCTCAAGAATTGAATGAACGCCCCCAAAAGCAGCGGCATCATCAGGTGTAAATGCATGGCCCTTGAAGGAAAAAACAATGCCTTGATCTGCATTTCCATTAACGGAAAATATTTCACCATTTATCAAGGCTTTTGAAAGTGGCTCTGCTAATGAAATACTAGGGATTAAGGTTAGTGATAGCGCAAAAGGTATATAATTTTTCATAATTCATTCTCTTCTTATGCTTTGTATTACAAGTCCTTCTACCCTGTATTCGCTATGACACCCATCGTCTGGTATATTATCATCTATGCTATTATTAATTATGATAGCTTGCGAAAATTTCGGATTTGTACTGCGTGGCCAAAGCGCAACGCTTCCATCTGCTAGTATTTCAATTTCTTTCAGGGTTGCTTCTTCAAGCCCGTGCTCTTTCCTGATGGCAATCACCTTATCGCCTGTTTTTGGTTGGCGGCAGAGATCGAAAAAAGACACAGCAACAATAATGGTGCCGTCAGGATAGATTTTATCCATAGAGTCGCCACGCACCCGGAACGCCCATCGCCTAATGCCTGGATAGCGTTCGTCCGGAGCAATCATGATATATTCTGGCGGTGCCTGAGGGGTGAATAACCCTGTATCTTGCCACACGCCCGCTTGGATAGATCCCGCTAAAGCGACGGGTTCGGAATATACCAGATGCTCAATATTCGGCACGCTTACGCTAGGTAAATCAAACACAATCTTGAGCTTTTCCATGGTCTTGGCGCTCAGAGAGTGGGAGGATGCTGTATCATCCATAAACCGCACGATTGTGCTAGGTGCAGCGCCTATTGCGCGGGCAATTGCTGAATAGGACTTGCCTGTCCGATTCTTAATTCCGTCTATGTAGCTCTGCTGTTCAGAGCGTAGGGTGCGCACGTCTTTTGGCATGTGCGCATTTTCGCACATAGAAGCAATAAGGTCTCGGCGCATTTTTGCGCTTGCAAGATTTGCAATATTGCGCATATTTGCACTCATGATGCTTATCCCAACCCCCGCGGACATTGAATGCGCTGCTGCCCGTCAAGGGCAATCTATCGGTGACGTATGCAGGCGCGCCGGTGTAGCCCGAAGCACGTTCCAGCGATGGAAGAGTGGTGAGACCTCACCAACCATCAATGTTCTCACAAAGCTGGTGTGCGCCGTAGGTGGGGATAAGGAAACAACTGATCCGAATAGCGAGGCAGCATGAAAACTCATAACGCCACCAGTACGCCCGCAGCCTCAGCCTGTCAGCCGGATGCTGTCCGGCTTTCAAAGCAGGAAGGGCTGCGCAAATGGGCGTTAGAATTTGCGCTGCTCCACCCTCAGCTTGTCGAGGCCTGCGAATGTGATGCGCGGATCGTAGCAGACCGAATGGTCTGTTATGTGGAAACCGGGAAGAAATTAGGCACTAAGCATACCATTGGGGTAAATCTTACCTGGCGCGCCAGACGGTCCTTTTTCAGTTTCCTCGGTGGAAAGAAGCGCTTTGCGCAGGCCCTTAACCACCTCATCAATATGTGTCACCACAGCCTCCTTAGTGTTGTAGCCAAGCTTGTTCTGCTTCCGACATCCAACGCTATAGGCTGTGTGCCAAACAATACTGGGGGTGAGATAAGCGGACCACTCGGTTTCCTTAGGCAGTACATCTTTGATCTGCTTCAAAAGGTCTGTTGTTTCACCCAGATTAAGCCAAAATTCATCTTCGTCCGCAGCTTCATTTGCTCGGTCTGCTGCCATGTGGGCCAACTTCCAAAGAAGCTGGTCCGGCGTGAGTGCAATGGTCGTCATAAGAATTCATCCTCTTCTGGAGTCTGTGGAAAGCCCAGAATGGATGAATCTGGTGGGTACGGCAACGTACCCACCAGCACCTCAAATTTTCTCAAAATCAAGACAGGTGATGCATGAGATTATATCACGCCACACCTCTGGACTCGGCCTCACTCGAACGGCCAACAGGCAGTCGGTCACCCTGCATTCGCAGCATCTTTTTTTGCCTTAGCCGCAACGCGCATCTTTTCAACAGAAGCGGGCAGCTCATAGAGATACTTAAGGATCATCCTTGTTATTTCGGCAATTTCCTCAGCTTCTGCTTTTTCCACAGGCTCAGGCCCGTGAACATCATCATTGGTGATACCCCGAACGCCATGCGCCCAGTCTTTGAGCGAAGTTGTAAGCAGATGATGCTTGGCCAGCTTATCAATGCGGCTGTTCAGGTTGAGCTTGTCGGGGTCGCTGTTATCAAGGCAACTGGGGTTTTTCGCCACTATTTCTTTGGTTGCCACATCAAGAACAGTTCGAAAAGCTCCGCGCGCAATACGTGGTGCAGCAGAGATCAAGGCATCTTCAGCCTCGAACATGCAGCGGCGGACGTCTGGAGGCAGATCTTCGGATGCCTGGGGGCGCGGATATTCAGGCCAGAACTTCTCCAACGCATAGTTGGTCGATGTATGAATATCATAAAAATTTACTGGAATATCAGATGCTGCATACCCATTGGTCACCGATGTAAGAACCATAGCTGTGGGAAGTTTGCAGTCTGGATTTCTGCAAACCCAAACTGCACTCAAGTGTCTGATAGCATCCCGTTGGAATCTTCCACCTACAGAAAAATCACCTGTGATTTTTTTTGTTCCGCAATGCGGACAATTAAAAATTTTCTCGTTCATAAGGGGTCTCTTTATGCATGATGACAATTCTTATCGTCAGGCTATGGCTTATTGGGATGAGAAAATTTCCACCATCCTGAAGGCGCATCGCGCTGACCACAAAGTCCAACATATCATGGATTGCTACAGGCAGGCAGTTGGTGAAGATCAAGCCTGCTTTGTCGCAGCTCTAGCTGGCCAACTTGTCATTGCAAAACAACGAGATAGTTCATCCCGTCGTGTAATTACTCTTCAGGGTGACTCGTAATGTCAGTCGCTGCAATCAAAACAGCCACAAAAAAGGCCATTCAGCACCTTGGCGGAATAGACGCTGCCGCCACAATCAGCCGTGTTGGCCGTTCTCAGTTGAGTGATTATGGCAACCGTAACAGCCCGCAGGTTGTGCCTGTCGATGTCGCGCTAGATCTGGACACCAGTGCGCAAGAGCCTCTCATTCTGGCCGCCATGGCACATGCTGAGGGCTTCCGGCTGGTGCCGGTCAAGATTTCGGGGTCAGGTCATATCCCCAAAGAGCTTGCCAAATTCTCAAGGTTTTCCAGTGAGGTTTTGCAGGAAGGAATTGAAAGTCTGGAAGATGGCCGCGTGGATGTGGCAGAGGCACGGGCCATCCTTGAGCACCTGCACCCGTCACGTCAGGCTATGGACCGGCTTGAGTCCGCTCTCCACAAAATCATTGCAGAAGGCAAGCCGCATATCGTCAGCGCTGGCCAGTCTGGTGCGGCCTGATGGCGCGTGCGGCAATCGAATGGAATCACACCATGGACGCAAATCTCCGGCGCTTTGACCGGTGCGGATTAAGCATCAAGCGGCAGGCTCGCAGGCTCGGTCTCTCTGAGCGGTCAGTCTATGCGCGCCGCAAGCAGCTCCAGATCAACGCAGACAAAAGCAAGAAAAAATGAATAACTTTTCAAAACCACGCCTTGCGGTCTCCGTGCGGAGCTTTGGCCAGCCGGCACTGCCGGGCCGCCATATCATCGCCTCTCGCCCCCGGAATGACCGGGATCTGCGCCAGTCTGCTGCTATCCGGCCGGATATGACCGAGCAGATCCGCGTCTCCAGCGGCATGTCTCAGGTGTGGCGTTGTAAGCGGGGATGATGAAAATGTCTGAAAAGCTAATTGACTGCACAAAATTCTGCGGGATCATGAACCGCGCTATTCGCATTTCTGGTGGAGCAGCAGGTTTTGCCCGCCAGCATAACATCTCTGTGCAAGCCGTGCGGGATACGCAAAACCTGCGGGGTTTCAGCCCGGAAGTTGTGGCGGCTCTTGGTCTTGCTATGGTCTTGCGCTACCCGCTTGCGAGTGATGCAACCAAGCTTGCCACCCCGCAGGACGTGCAAGAAAAACTGAATAACTTTATCAGGGAGCAGGAAACTCAGCGTAAGGCAGCGCAGGTTTTCGGCATCCATGAATCCCACCTCAGCAACATTCAGAACGGCCTGCGCGGGTTTAACCCTGTGCTGTCCATTCTCGGTTTTGGGCTGCCTGTGCGGCGTTTCCGCCTGAAAAAGGTAGAAGCAAATGGCTGATGGTGGAATGTTTGGAGATGCCCTGCGTCAACCTCCTGCAAATGTGGATGCGGAGCAGTATCTGCTCGGCTCAATTCTGGTCAATAACAAGGCCTATCATGCCGTTGATGAAATTGTAGAGCCTGAGCATTTTTATAACGGGCTGTATGGCAGGATTTTTGAAATCTGCCGCAATGTTATCAATGCAGGGTCAGAGGCTAATCTCGCCACCGTCATGCCGCACCTGCTGGGGGATGCGCTGCTCGGCAGGCAGGCCGCGCCGGAAGTGCTGGCGTCCCTGCTCTCCTCAAACATGGGTGTGCCTGCCGCGCCATCCTATGCCCGCTCTATCCGGGATGCATGGGTGCGGCGCTGCCTGTATAAAGCCTGCTCTGAGGTTCTGGACCGCTGCTGTCGTCCTGGGGATGAGAAAGCGCCTGATATTGTAGATGCGCTGGAAAACGGCCTGCTGGAACTGGCGCGCGGCACGGATGAGGCCCAGCCGACAACCAGTCTGATGGACTCAATGCAGCAGGCGCGTGAGGCCGCCATAGCCGCCGCCAAGCGTGGCAATGGTCTGGCTGGAGCATCGTGGGGCTATCGCGCTCTGGACCGCATGACGGGCGGCCTGATGCCGTCCAGCATGTATTTGCTTGGTGCGCGGCCTGCCATGGGCAAAACCTCGCTCGGTCTTGGCATTGCGGTCCGTTCTGCTGCCGCTGGCAGTAGTGTCCTGTTTTGGAGTGGCGAAATGACCGCGCCGCAGCTCGGTGCGCGTGCTGGCGCTGCATGGGCAAATCTGTCCACACAGGCCGTATTTACGGGCCGCCGGTATGATGTGCCGGAAGAGGCTGACGGCACGCGGGAAGTGCTGTCAGACTGGCAATGGCGTGACCTGGCGCAAGGTGAGCGCGCCGCCGCCAAGCTATCGCTGGAAATCGACACGCAATCACGCATTACGGTCGCAAAGCTGCGCTCCCGTGCCCGCCGCATGAAGCGGTCTCGCAAAGGGCTGGATCTGATCGTGCTGGATTATGTTGGCCTCATGTCTGCGGGCTCAACGTATGAGGACCAGCGCAGCTATGAGCGCATCACCAAAATTTCCGGCCAGCTCAAGCAACTGGCGACGGAATTGCAGGTGCCCATGGTTGTCCTGGCGCAGCTCAACCGTGAGACAGAGCGGCGCGAAGACAAGCGCCCCATGATGTCGGATCTGCGTGACGCCGGCGCGCTGGAGCAGGATGCGGACGTTATCCTGTTGCTGCACCGTGAGCATTACTATCTCAAGAAGCAGGCCGATGCAGGCCTGACGCGCAAAGACCGTGAAAGTGCAGAAGATTTTGCCAACCGGCAGAGTGAACTTGTGCAGCGTGTGCATGCTGCTGAGGGCAAGGCTGATGTGCTGATCCCCAAAAATCGGCAAGGGCCAGAAGGCACCTGCCGCCTGCAATTTACAAACTACACCACATGGTTTCGGGATGTGGATGAGGATGCACTCAGCCCTGCATGGGCTGTGGCAGAGGGTGGTGGATAATGGCGGCCCCACGGCAAAGATTTGGCAAGCACGCGCGCTCAGTGATGGCAGACCGTCGCTGGGTGCTTTTGCCGTTGGCGGCACGCGCTGCATGGCTCCAGTTGACTGACATTGGCGATGTCATGCCGGAGCTGCGGCACCCGCGCTCTGGCGGTGCAGTGCAGGCAGATGAGCTGAGCCGCCTCCTGTCGGCAGATCAGCGAGACCTGGCGCACGCACTGGAGCATCTGGTGCTCCGTGGAATTTTAGAGCCGCTGGATGGTGGCTACAGACTCAAGGCGTTTTGATCATGGCACGTAAGAGCATCGAAAAAGCAATTCTGGACGCGGTCAGTGATATCCGCCTGCAGGCGCTCGGGTTTGAGGCTATCGGCATTTGGGTTTTCCTGATGAACCTGATCCGCGAAATCGGCACGGATGGCTCTGTCACGTTCGGTTTCGGGCGTGCGCCGTCTCTGGCTGATGTGGCGCGCATTCGGTTTGGCATGTCGGAAACCGAATTAAAAACCCATTTGGAAACCCATTGCGTAACCCAGTTGCTTGCATGGGATGACGCCACGCAAACGCTCTCATATGGGCCAGATCAGCAGCCCAGCCGCCGCACTCTCGCAAACCGTCTCAACGGCGCAAAGGGCGGAAGGCCGCCAAAAAACCGCGTTACCGAGCGCACAGACCCGGCGCAACGCAATCTGCCGCCAATGGCTATCAAGGGAGGGAAATCAGTGACCGAATGCAAAACCCACGCGCCCATAGCTAAAGCTAAAGCTGATAACGATAGTTATCATAAAGCTAAGCTAGTCGCGCCATCTGCTGCTGAGATTGATGCGGTGTTTAACCGTATCGGCCCCAAGGCGTTTGATGCTGCCGGGTTTGATCCTGCCCGTGACCTGCAAAACTGGTCAGCAGCGCGCCAGTGGGCAGCGGATGGTCTGGGTAAGGGCATGACGCCGGATGAGATTGAGCGCGTTGTGGTGGCTGAGGTCTCCCGCATTGCTGAGCGGCAGCGGAGCAAGGGCAAGCCTGCCCCGCACATGGGCTATTTTGGCAAGGCAGTCTGTGCAGCCATTGCAGCAGGCGTGATCCCTGAGCAGCCCAAAACGTTTGCCCAGCAGGTGGCAGAGCGCGACTGGGAAGAGGCAACGCGTGAATGGGTCCGTGCTGGTGGTGCAGGCCCGCAGCCCGCACTGGCTGATTATGCCGCCAAGGCTGCCGCATGAAGCCGCGCCCGGAAACTGCTGCCGAGATCGTGGCAGATGCTGAGGCGCGATTGTTTGAGGCTGGCGTCACGCTGGCATCCCTGCCCGCTCGTGGCCTGATGCCGTCAACCCGTGTCTCTGCCTGGCGTGACACGCTGATGGATCTGGATGACCTGCTCTCCATCACGGGAGATGAAATTGTCCGGCCTCCCATCCCGTCAGCCGCCAAGATCAGCCGGATGGATGAGGCGCTCAACTGGGTAGCTGGCATCCCTGCTGAGAATCACCGCCGCGTCGTGCTGCTCTGGATGATGATCAACCCGATATCGCGCCGTCACCGCTACAGCTGGCGGCAAATTGGTGATCAGATGGGTATTAGCCACCACACGGCAAAAGGCTGGTTTTCTGCGGGTCTCAGTGCCATCACGAAAAAAAATTACGCCTGACTGCATTTTTTACTTCCCAAACTTCCCAAAATGCAGTGTTTTGAGCGTCATGATTAGGGGTCGTGCAGCCTACGGGGTGCGCGGCCTTTTTTATTGCCCGGAGAGCTGCAATGGCACCACGCCTCAAATGCATCGCTCCCAGCGTTGCAACAATCGACACCCGCATAGCTCGGCCTCCGCCGAAAAAGGCTGACCCCTTCTACCTGTCTCCGGCATGGCGCTCTCTCGTGCGCCAGATTACGGCTGTCCGTGGCTGCCAGTGTCAGGAGTGTGGCCGCGAGGGTGTCCGTCTCTTTGGTGACCACGTCCATGAGATCAAGGACGGTGGCGCTAAGTTGGACCCGGCCAACGTCCGGTTGCTGTGTGGTTCCTGCCACACAAAGAAAACTACCCGCGTCAGGGCGCACAGAATGGCCGAGAGATACGGGAAAAATGTCTGATTTCCGCCATTTTTCATAGATTTTTGGTCAAATCAGGCGGCCTGACCCTGACGAGGGGTGGGGGTAGGTAAAAGTCTGGCGGCTTCAGGCACCCTAACCGCGCCAGTCTCACGCGCAGATTTTTTCTGTTGTTTGAAAAATAATCAAATAATCAAAGGAGAGATATCATGGCTCGTGGCGGTGCCCGCGACGGTGCTGGCCGGCCCAAAAAAGAAGTGCCGCCCGAATATGCCGGCCCTCAAATCGAAGATACCTCTCGTCTTACGCCTCTTGAATTTTTCAAGGCCGTTTTCAGAGACGGAGAGGCACCGTTCGATATTCGATACAAAGCAGCGCAGGAAGCGGCGCCGTTTGTCCATGCCAGGCTGGCGCCAAAAGAAGCTGAAGGTGACGGGCAAACCAGCATGGCCGATGACTGGGACACGGTCCTATCCCCAAAAGCTCAGGCAAAAGAGCTGGGGCGTAAAAACGGAGTGCATTGATGGCATGGGATCTGAGTTGCCGAGACTGGCGGGAGCGCATCAGGTCCGGTCGATCCCTTATGCCGTCACTGCCGGATCTGAATGTTGAGCGCGGTGCTCTGGCAGTCAGAATCTTTGACCGTCTGCGTATCCCAGATGTAGTCGGCACTCCCCTGATGGCAGATGCTGCTGGAGAATGGTTCCGGGAAATTGTCTTTGCTCTTCATGGGTCTTTCGACCCGGAAACACGGCAACGGTTAATCCGTGAGCTATTCCTGCTGGTCCCGAAAAAAAACGCAAAAACTACGCTCGGCGCGGGGCTGATGCTCACATCAGTGCTGATTAATGACCGGCCTCGCGCTGAATTTCTGGATGTCGCGCCAACAAAGGAAATTGCTCAGCTCGCGTTCGACCAATCTGCTGGAATGATAGATCTTGATAAGGGGCTAAGACGACGGTTTCATATTCAGGAACATAAAAAGACAATCACCTATCTGCCAACAAAGGCAACGCTCCAGATTAAGACGTTCTCTCCGGACGTCATGACAGGCGTGAAGCCTTCTGGCATTCTGGTTGATGAAGAGCACGTTATCGCCGAAAAATCGGATGCAAGCCGCGTCATGGGGCAGATACGTGGTGGTATGATCAGCCAGCCAGAGGCATTCCTGCTGATCATCACCACGCAAAGCGAAAAGCCGCCGCGTGGTGTCTTTAAGGCAGACTTGGCGCAGGCCCGCTCCATTCGGGATGGCCTTGTGCAAGGTCATACGCTGCCAATCATTTATGAACTGCCGGAAGATCTCCAAAAGCCGTCAACTCTGCCGGGTGAACCTGCGGCGTGGGAAGATCCAGCCTGCTGGCACATGGTCCTGCCGAATGCTGGGCGGTCTATTACTGTCGAGCGCCTTGTGCAGGACTATGCCAAAGCGAAAGCCGATAGCCTTGAAGAGCTAATCCGCTGGGCCTCTCAGCACCTCAACGTGGAAATTGGCCTTGCTCTCAGAAATGACCGCTGGGCTGGCGCAGACTATTGGGAACAGCAAGCCGATCCAGACCTGACGGTGGATGAAATTATCACTCGGTCAGACGTGATCGTGGCCGGGATTGACGGTGGCGGCCGAGATGACTTGCTGTCCCTGACAATCCTTGGTCGAGATAGCGTCACCTCAGAGTGGCTCCACTGGTCGAGAAGCTGGGTATGGGAAGGCGTCTTGCAAATCCGCAAGCGCGAGGCCTCGCAACTGGAGGACTTTAGTAAGCAGGGAGATCTTGTTGTTTGCAATGAGCCCGGCATGGATATTGAGCACCTGTCCGACACGCTTGGCGGGGTAAACAAGTCTGGAAAACTTGCCATGGTCGGCCTTGATCCGCAGGGCGTGGGCCTGATTGTCGATGCTCTGGCAGAGCGTGGCATTGATGGCCCCCGCGTGGTCGGTGTGGCGCAGGGCTGGACGCTGTCTGGCGCCATCAAGACAGCAGAAAGAAAATTGTCCGACGGTAGCCTGCTGCATTGCGGGCAGCCAATCATGGCCTGGGCAGTCAGCAACGCAAAGGTGGAGGCGCGAGGCAACGCCATCATCATCACCAAGCAGGCGGCTGGTTATCTCAAAATCGATCCGCTCATGTCTCTGCTCAATGCAGTGGTGCTCATGAGCAAAAACCCACAGGCAAAAACTACCATGAGTAGCTTTATGCGCAGAGGAATCCTATCAGCATGAAAATCAGGAACAGGGTCAAAGGCTGGCTGTATAAAGCAGTCGATGCCATGACCCTCACAGTCACGGGGGTGTCCCTGACAGACCTGCGGCTGGGCACGTTCCTGGCTGGCGGTCCAACGGTCAGCGGCAAGCTGGTCACGGTCGATACTGCCATGCAGCTGGATACCGTCTGGGCCTGCGTCCGGCTGATCTCGGACACCATCGCGTCCATGCCGCTCAAGCTCTACCAGCGGCAGGGTGATGATACCTCGCTCCTCGCGCGTGACCATCCGCTCTACCGCATCCTGTATTCGTCTCCCAATGCGGACATGACGGCAGTGGAGTTCTGGTCTGCCGTAGTCGGCAGCTTGATGCTGTGGGGCAATGCGTTTGCCCAGGTGATCCGGCGCGGGAATGGCGCTGTCATTGCCCTCAACCCTCTGCGCCCTGATCGCATGTCAGTCCGGCGCGACCCGGACACTGGCAGTTTAGTCTATACCTACAGTTATCAGGGCGCTTCTCTCACGCTGGATGAGGGCGAGATCCTGCACATCAAGGGATTTTGCCTGGACGGCATGATGGGGATATCGCCTATCTCTGCCGGACGGCAGCAGCTCGGCGCTGCCATGGCGGCGGAAGATGCGGCTGGGTCCATGTGGAAAAACGGATTACTCAGCCAGACATACATCAAAAGTCCTGACTGGCTGAATGATGAGCAGGCAGGCCGTGCGCAAGAAATCCTGAATAACTACCGAGGCGCTCTGAACGCTGGCAAAACTCCACTGCTTGAGGGTGGATGGACGGTTGAGAGTATCGGTCTAAACCCGGAAGACATGCAGCTCCTGCAAACGCGGGGCTTCAATGTGGAGACAATCTGTCGCTGGTTTGGTGTCGCGCCAGTTATGATCGGGCGCATGGAGAAATCCACAGCATGGGGGTCTGGCCTTGAGCAGATGAACCTGTGGTTTCTCACCTACACGCTCCAGCCGTGGCTGGTGCGTATAGAGCAGGCCATCATCCGCTGCCTCCTGCTTCCGGCTGAAAAGACCTCGTATTTCCCAAAGCATAACGTGGATGCATTGCTGCGGGCCGATAGTCAGGCGCGTGCCCAGCTTGAGGCTACGCAGGTGCAGAACGGGATCAAAACCCGCAATGAAGTCCGCGAAAAAGAAGGTCTGCCGCCCATTCCGGGGGCCGATAAGCTCACCGTCCAGGCGCAAATGATCAATCTGGATGATGTTGGCGTGGTCGCGGTCCAGCCATCCGTTACCCCGGTGAATGCTCCACCCACACCGCCAGCAAAGCCGCAGCAAGGCGGCGCGATAGGAGATGACGATGATTGAGGGCGTGGAAGTTTGCGCTGTCCCGTTTGAGTTCAAGGCAGCCGCTGGCGCTGCCGGAGCTGAGGGCGTTGTTGAGGGCTACGGCTCTGTTTTTGGCAACGTGGATTCCCACGGGGATGTCATCCTGCCGGGTGCCTTCGCTAAATCCATTGCCGAGCGTAAATCTCAGGGGCGGACGCTGCCCATGCACGTCATGCACGGGATTTTTGGCGGAGACGGTGTCCCGGCAGGTGTCTGGAATGATGTGCAGGAAGATGGAAAAGGTCTGCGCGTTAAGGGGAAGATCTCTGGCGTCAACACGGATGCCGGGCAGCTGCTCTATCAGCGTGTGAAAGATGGTGCGCTGGGCGGCCTGTCCATTGGTTACAGTGTGCCGGACGGCGGATCATCCAAAATGAGCGAGCCCGGCGGACCGAAGCGCCAGATCAAGCAGGCCAACCTGTTTGAAGTCAGCCTTGTGGATGACCCCAGCAACGCGCTGGCCCGTGTCGCTGAGCTGAAGCGCTCAGGCGTCCGGGAGATGAAAGCCACCATGAACGCCACGGCAGCCCAGTCTGCCCTGGAGGATGCACTCAAGATCTTTCATGCGTCCCTGCAAGGCAACGATGCCCCGACTGCAGATGAGCGTCAGCAGCTCCTGATGCACCTGCAGGACGCCTATGAGGCTCTGACAGGCAGCCGTATGCCGGAAGGTATGAAGGCCGCCATTTCTGCAGCCTCCTTCAAGATGCCTGATGATCTACGGGGCGTCCTGGCAACAATCAGATCAGTTTCCGGCGGTCCTGCGGAGGCAAAAAACAGCCTCCTACCGCCCGGTTGGGATGGCTTAAGCCTCTCCTGACCCGCTCTTCTTTTCCGCACCACTGCCGCCATCTGGGCGGCTTTTTTTATGGGAAAAATCTATGTCCACAGAAGCCGAATACAAAGCCGCCGTTGCCGAACTCAAGACTGCTACGGATGAGGTCAAGAAATTTGCAGAGACCTCACGAACGGAACTGAAGAACATTGGTGAAGTAAGCCGGGAAACCAAAGCCAGTGCTGACAAAGCCCTGACCGAAATGAATGAGCTGTCAGCTCGCGTGACGGAAATGGAGCAGAAAGGCGCTCGTGGTGGTGGCCAGCATGACCAGGCCAGCCAGTCTATTGGGCAGCGCGTTGTTGCGGCTGATGAGGTTAAGGCTGCCATGGCGCGTAGTTCCAACTGGAAAGGCACTGTGCAGGTGGAGGTTAAGAATATTACCTCTGCAAGTTCTACCGGCACATCCGGCACTACGGGCCTTGTCGTGGCAGATCGCCAGCCGCAGATCATCCAGCAGCCTACCCGCAAGCTGGTAATCCGTAATCTGCTGATGCCTGGCAGTACAGCATCCGGCGCCATTGATTACGTCCGGGAAACTGGTTTTACCAACAATGCTGATTTCGTGGCTGAAAATCCTGGGGCGCCCAAGCCTCAGTCTGACATCACATTCAGTCTGGAAAGTCTGCCGGTCCGTACGGTCGCCCATTTCATCATGGCGTCCAAGCAGATCCTGGCAGATGCTCCCATGCTCCAGAGCTACATTGATGGGCGGCTGCGCATCGGTCTGGGGCTGAAAGAAGACGATGCCCTGCTGAACGGTGATGGCTCAGGGGTTACAATCAAGGGGCTCATGGCGCAGTCCGTAAAATATGCCCAGCCTGCTGGTGTCGCCATTAAAAATGAGACCATGATTGACCGTCTCCGCCTCGCCATGCTGCAGACTACTCTGGCAGAATATCCTGCAACTGGTCACATCCTGAACCCGACCGACTGGGCCAGCATTGAACTGACCAAAGATGCCCAGCTGCGTTATGTCTTTGCCAATCCTCTGGGTCTGACGGGGCCAGTCCTTTGGGGGCTTCCTGTCGCGGAAAGCCTCGCAATGGCACAGGGTAAATTCATGACCGGTGCATTTAGCCTTGCGGCGCAGATCTTTGACCGGGAAGACGCCACAGTCTCAATCTCCACGGAAGACCGGGACAACTTTGTGAAGAACATGGTCACGATCTTGGCAGAAGAGCGCCTGGCACTGGCGGTTTACCGCCCGGAAGCCCTGATTAATGGCGATTTTTCCGGCATTGATGCCCCCGCTGCGGGCGGCTAATCCGGAAGGAGATACTGACCATGCGGACAATCTCCGTCAGCGCTCCGGCTCAGCCGGTGGCGCTTGCGCTGCGGGATAGTCTCAAGGTGGATCTCGGTATCACAGATGATAGTCAGGATGACAGGCTGGATGGCCTCCTACTGGATGCCTCCAGTCTCGTGCTGGACTACATCGGCAGGCCTATCCTGAATGGTGTCTGGCGTGATGTGATTGAGATCCGGCCTGATGAGCAGCGGCTCAGCATCATGCTGGGCATCTATCCGGTTACAAAGATCATGGCTTTTGTGTCGCATCATGGTGGGGCGCTCACGCCTGATCAGATTGGTGATCTGGATCTCATGGCAGGCTCCGGCATTGTCTACCCGCCTGCCACAGGTCCGGCGCTCTGGTCTCCGGGGCGATATGTCGTGACCTATCAGGCTGGCTACACGCCTCCAGCGAGGGGTGGCGACGGATTACCGCAGGAAGGCACTCTCCCACGTGGAATTTCTGCCGCAGTCCTGCTGGCAGCTAAAGCAGCATGGCACGCTGCTGACAGAGACCCCCTGCTCCGCTCCGAAAGCGAGCAGGGAACCGGGTCATCCAGCTGGGCTGCAACGGTGGCAGGGTCCGGTGGCTTGCCTCAGGCTGCGGTAGACAGGCTTGCCTCATACCGCGCTGGTGGCGTGCGGTGAGTTACCGCACAGACCGCCGCCGACGGCAGATCAACCGCAAGGGCCGTCCTATGCAGCTTTTGCGTCCGGATGAATCGGCCAGCATCACTGTCATGGCCTACGCGCCACCGCCACAGGCTATCGTGCTGGAGGATAGTGTGTCTGTCGCGCCGTTTGCGGTCCAGATCACGGCAGATGAAACTGCTGCCGCCAGCTATACCCCTGCCAGTGGTGACTGGCTCCGGGATGGCGGGCGCAGATACACGGTGACGGATGCCGTGCCGGTCTATGACGGCTCATACCTGTCCGGCTGGTCTCTCAGTGCCAAAGGAGGTTCGTGATGACCTCTCCGCAGGTCTGGGAGGATGCCTTTGCCCGCGCTCAGTATGTGGGGCAGCAGCTTGGGCAGGCGGTCTTTGACCCGCTCCAGCAAAACCGGGATATCCAGCAGGATAAGCCTTACTGGATTGTCGAAACATCCAGTGGCCTCGCTGAACCAATGGAAATCGGTCAGGGGCAGAATATGGATAGCCTCCAGATCGACCAGGAAACCGGCCAGATCTGGTTGCACCTGATGGTGCCCAAAGGCAGCGCCAGCACGGCAAAGGCTTTGCCCTGGCGTAAGGCCATGAGCAACGCTTTCCGCCGCAACGGGGACCCGCCCGGTAAATGGGCGGACGGACTCTATTACGACACGCAACAGGCATCCCCTCCTGATCTGGATCAGGAGGGGAACTGGTACGTGCTCGGCCTCGCAATCAATTACCGTTATCAGGACGGTTACGCAGGACAACAATCTCCATGAAATATCAGGTATTGCATGAAACCGCCGCTGGCTCCGGCCAGTATAACATTGTGGGTGCTGCCATTGAGGCTGAAAGCACCAGCGCAGCTCTTGCTTTGGTGGGTGCATCCGTGCCGCCCGGCCTGCGTTACGCGGTCTCTCCCTATCGTGAGGTAGCAGGGTTACCCGATTATCGTCCGCCAGCAGCGGAAGAGGTCGGAAAATCCTATGCAGTCCTCTTGCGTACTAGTCTGGATCAGCCGTTTGCACCGGATGGTGCCTCATTTGCCAGCATGGTGACAGATGCTGCCAATATGTGCCTCGCCATGCAGGCCTACATGCCTAATGCTCAGTTTGGCCTGATGCCTGCAAATGAGCAGCCCGTCTCTGCTCCTGTGGAGCCTATCGTGCCGTCAACATCTGCTGCGTCTTCTTCCAGCGCGGTAAGTATCGGCAACTTACCTGGTTCCTCTGGCATCTCGTCCGGCGGTACGGTCAGCGGCAGCAGTACAGTCTCTTCCGGCGGCACAGCCAGCTAATCTCCCTCTCTTTTCTTCTCTGTAAACAGGTCGCCTTCTGGCGGCCTTTTTTTTGATCTCATGAGGTAAATTATGGCCTTTACCGGAGCCACCGCTGGCATTTCTGCCGGCGCGCAAACTAATGATACAGTGCTGGACTGGGCGCTGGAGGCAACCTACAAAACACCGCCGACTGGCAATTACCAGCAAGGTCGCTTTACCGCAGAGACGCTCTCACGCACGGAGACTACCGCCCGCCCGTCCGAAATCAATACGATCAAAGAGGTGAGCCAGTCTGTAGTTACGCAGGTTGCTGCGTCTGGCCGCATTTCAGGCGCGCTGTCCACGATTACCTATGACGATTTCCTCGCGGGTATTCTGGGGGCAGACTGGTCCATAGGTCAGATTGTGACGGCAAACTCAAAAGGGACGCCTCCTGTTAATGTCTCTTATGCGTCAAAAAGCCAATTCCATGGTGGGCGTGACGTCCTGGCCTATGGTGGTTTTGCGAGCTGGCCTAAGTCAGGATGTGTGCATATTTTCGATCCATCCAATAACTTTGACATAATCGCTGTATATATTAACAATAATTCAGGATTGGAGTTTAGTCCCGGAACTTTTGCCAGCGTAGATGGCAAGTCTCTGGGGGATGGTTGCTATGTTAAGCTGGCTGGAATTGTAAACGGAAATATTGATAAGACGTATACAATCCGCAAGAAAATCCTTGGTAAATATTTGATGTATCCGGGGTCTCTGATCAATCAGGTGCAGTTTACGTTTACACAGGGCCAGTTTGCACAAGTTGAAATTGACGTTATCCCCGCTAACGAGATCCTGAGCGATACTGATATCTCATCCGGAATTATTGCAGCGCCTACAGGCAATGTGCACAACACAGTTGATAATTTCCTGGGTGTGAGCCTGCTGGGCGTTGTGCCGGCTGGTTGTGTCACGAGTGCCTCAATCACACTGGCGCGCAGTGGCTCCAAGGTCGATTATGGAAATGGCCATGCGGATGGGTGCGGAGCTGAGTTAGGTCAGTTGCAGGCTACCGGTTCAATCAGCCTCTATTTCCGCACATGGGATCAGTATCAGGCCGCGCTGGCAGGGACTCAGGGTCCAGTAACGATTACAACTGTTGACAGCATCGGAAACGGTTACGAATTTGTCTTCCTGAATGCTGCTTTGCGTAACCCCCAGCTCCAGACGGACTCTGTCAACAAAACGTATGAGCTGAAACTGGATATCGAGGGTAATCCCATGCCGTTTGGAGATACTTTCGCAATTTTCCGTCTCGCTTCTGGCTCCTGAATTTCTTCTTTCATTTTTCTCAGGGGTCTGCCCCTGAAACCGTAGGTTTATCATGGCAAAACTCTCTCTCTTTACCCGAGACCAGTCCGCAATGGATAACGGTATCCGTGTCGAGGTCGGGCCTGCTGGCCAGAAATTTGGCATTACCACCCGTGGTCTGACGGATGCCTATTACGACCGCATGTTTGCTCTCAAACGTCAGGCGGCCGCGGAAATCAATGCCGCGCTGAAGCCGGGTGATCTGCCTGTCTCACCGGATAATCTGCCACCGTCCTATGAAGACAAAAACATGGCCACGGCACTCGTGGAATGCTGCCTGATCGGCGTGGATGCTCTGGAGGATGATGACGGAAATGCAGTCACCTTCGATGCGTTTTGCGCCATGCTGCCTGAGCGGGCCAATCAGGGGCTGCTCTCCCTTGCCTATAGCGCGGCTCGCAGCGTCGGTCTGGTTCAGCAGGCCCAGAAGGATGACGCCGCAAAAAACTAACAGACGCGCTCACCTGGCTTGTTCGGGACGGCCCCATCGTTGCGCAATACAACGGCAGGCCTATCCCGGAATATGACCACAAGGCCATAGATGCTCAGGCCCGATACGTTGCTGTCCTGCCGTGGTGTCTGACCCCTTGGCGATGCTGGCAGGATCTGGCTGGTGAGCGTGGTTACGAACTGCTGATTGTGGGTGGTGGCCTTGGCCCGATACTGGGCCTGTCCCTGCCCGCTCCGATACGCTGGACAGCCCTGCACCAGTGGTGCGAGGCGCATAACCTTAACAGCGCAGAGCGTGATTTTGTCATACACTGTGTCAAGGCCATGGACCAGCACTGGCGTGCTCTGAAAGCAGAGCAAAACACCCAAACCCAGACAAGAATATTCCGAAAGTAGGCACATGGCGCGCTCGGCGGCAGGTATGGCTCTGCGTCAGCAGATCTCCATCATGACAACACGCGCCATGACATCACCGGAAATCCGTGCGCGGGTTGCTGATAAATGCCGGGAGCTGCGGGATGCGGAAATCAAATCCGGCAGAGCCTCGGCAGTCTATCAGACCAGGACGGATGGTCATGCCAACCGTCCGGAAGAGGCTGTTGCGCTGCAAAATGGGCGCATCACCTATATTTTTTCGTACATCGCGCAGGCGGCTCAGTCTGCACTGGACTGGTGCCGCGCGCATTCCCCTGTGCGAAGCGGCGCATATCGGGAAGGCTGGGTCGTGCGTGTAGACGGTGCGCTCTGGACCCGCCAGATTGCTGCCATTCCGCCCGGCTCCCGCGTGGAAGTGGTCAACACTATGCCATACTCCCGCAAGATTGAGGTTGGCGGCCAGCGTACCAGTGTGCCGCCCGGCATAGTTGAAGCAGCCCGTGCCGCAATCCAGCGTCAGGTGCCGGCCATTACTGCCGGGGTGGAATATATCCGCCTCACATCCGGGCAGGACGCACGCGGCGGGTCACTCCCTTACGTGCTTAAGACGCAGGGTGTGGCCAGCGGCCTGACTTACGACAAGAAATCCAAAAAATGGGCCCGCAAACATAAGGCCCGCAAAACAAGGCGCGCAGACAGGTCTGCTGGTCAGAAAATGACCTACCCAGCCCTCGTCCTGACGGAAGGTGACACGCAATGGCAACGGTGACAGAGGTAAACCGGATCATCAACCAGATTGAGGTTGAGGATAATACGGCTCAAGGCGCTGCCACTGCCGTGGAAAATATCGACCGTGTGACTGATGCAGCTGACCGTGGGCAAGGGGCTGCCACAGGTCTGTCTGATGCCATGGATAAAGGCATGCAGACCGTGCGTGAGTCTGCCACGTCCGGAGCCACCACTGTGGTGGATGCCACGGGCCGCATGGTCAATGCCTGGCGTGATGGCACAGAGAGTATTGCGGAAGACGCCGCAACAGTTGAGCGTGCCGTAACCGGCGTCAAAAAGGGCGTGGATGATCTGCAGGATGGGATGCGCCTGGATGGGGGCGGTCTGGGTGTAGAGAATGTCACCAAAGAGCTGGATGCTGTCCAGAGCGACCTGACTGATACATCTGACGCAGCAAAAAATACCGCATCTGGTATACGGGATAGCGTCACCGGTATCACGGAATCCGTCCAGAAGGCTGCCGATGCTGGCGCCCTGGCGTGGGATCAGATGTCCCAGTCTGTCATCCGGTCATTTGGGCGCTCGGGTGATGCCGTTAGCCGGCAGATCAACAGGACGCTGACTGAGTTTGGCAAGCTGCAAAGCATGCAGGACACGGCTCTGTCTGCGGTGGCAGATGGCACCCTGTCCCAGTCTGATGCAAATCGTGTCATCGGTAACCAGGCGGCAAAGGTCGATACCACAGCGGCATCTGTGGGGCTGGCGCGCATCAATGCCGTAACCAGCCCTCAGGAAATCACCCAGATTGTTGAGGCTGAGGGCGATGCTGATGCGGCATCAGCCAAATTGTCTGCGGCGTATGAGGCGCAGCAGACGGCACTCAAAGAGCTGCGCGTCCAGTATGAGGCCGGCATTGTCAGCGCCACCGGTTTTGCCAGTGCTGAGCACGCTATTATGGCGCGCTACGTAGAACTGGAGCAGGCAGCAGAGCTGGCATCCCGTGCCCAGAACACAAACAGCACGGCCACCCAAAACGCTACCCGTCTGGCCAAGCTGGAAGGGTATGAAATCGGCATCCTCGTCGATGAAGCGCATAAATTTATCGACATGGTTGTCGCGGGCGGTAGTCCGTTACAGGCGCTGATCTATGAGGGGCCCAATGCTGTCCAGGTCATGGGTGGCGTGGGTGCTGCAATCTCCCGCGTCTCGGCATTTATGGCCGGCCCTGGTGGCCTCGCTGTGGGTGCAGCAACGGCGGGCCTCGCCCTGTATAAAATGGGCGCGTATGCAGAGCAGGAAGAGGAGCAGCTTGCCCAGCTGAGCCAGCACCTGCGGGCCACCCGCGCTGATTATGCGGATATGGCTGCAACGGCTGAGCAGGCTGCGCGAGGCCTGAGCCAGAATAGTGACCTATCACTGTCTGACAGCCGCACCGTAACGCAGACCATCGTGGCGGTCCCCACTGTTGACCGCACGGATATAGACCGTCTGACAACCGACGCTCGGGATCTGTCCGCCGTCATGGGCATCACCGTGCCCGATGCTGCCAAAACCATGGCTGCCGCCCTGCGTGACCCGGCCAGCGCGGCAAAGCAGTTTGCGGACGAAGGCCTGCAGGGCTTTGACGCGGGCCTCGTGCTCTCTGTGCAGCACATGCAGCAGATGGGGGACCGTGCCGGCGCGCTCAGCACCGTCCTCAGCACGCTGGAATCCAGCTTTAAGGGCGCACATGATGCTGCCCTGACGCCGTTCCAGCAGGCGCTGGAGGATCTGCGTAAAGAGGCCGGACCTGCTGGTGATGCGGTCGTCTATATGGCCACGCATGCCGGCAACGCCATCACGGGCATGGCGACCGAGACTGTCAAAGACCTGACGGATCTTGTGGCGCTCCTGCAAAAGCTGCCGGATGAACTGTCCAGCGTTGCATCCAGTGTTGAGAGTGCCGGCGGATCTGTTGCCTCATGGTTGCATGACAAGCTGGAAACAGCCGTGGAGGCGTTCACGCCTGCGGCCCTGACGCGCCTTATGCAGCAGGGCAATACGGCAGATCCTACATTTAGCTTGCCGAACAACCCGGCATCGGGTGGAGGCTCTGCCAGTGTCTCGCACCAGAGCAATGCGGACGGCGCCCGCTCTGCCCAGGCGATGATTGATCAGGTTGCCAAAGAGCAGAGCCTGACCAGTGATCAAACGTCATTGATGCATGTGCTCCAGCCTGCGGAGAGTGCTACGGGGCAATATAAAGACGGTCGTCTTGTTACCTCTGGCGCTGGTGCCACCGGCGCAATGCAGGTCATGCCTGGCAACGCGGCCGGATATGACCTCACAGATTTGCATGGCAACGTCAGCGCCGGGGCTAAGCTCCTCAAATCGTATTACGAAAAATATGATGGGGACGAAACGCTGGTCGCCATGGCCTATAACTGGGGGGCGGGCAATGTAGACAAATGGCTTTCTAAAGGGGCTGACGCAAACGCCATCCCTGCGGAAACAATGAATTATGTGGCCAGCACCACAGAGGGCCGCTCTTATGGGCAGCACGCAACTGCTGTCATGGATCAGCAGGTCGATGATGTTGTTGGTAAGGGAGACACCGGAACCGCAGGCCAGTTGGCATCATACCAGCGGGATCTGCAAAGCGCTCAAACTGCCATTGATAGCCTGAACAAAGAAAAGCAGGCTGGCGCTATCACTGATGAGCAGTGGTCCCAGAAAATGGAAGTTGCGCAGCATCAGCTGGATGCCACCCGCGCCGCCATAGCCAATACCCGTGACCCGCTCCAGCAGATGGCGCATGGTCAGGATCAGGCGGCGGCAAGTGCTGCCGGCCTGACGGGTTATCAGCGCCAGATGGTGGGGGTTGCGCAGCAGGTTGACCAGGCACAGCTCACACTCAATGGGCAGCATGCCTCTGCTGCCACTGTTCTGACTGCTCAGGCTCGTGCCCAGAAAACGCTCAGTAATGAGTGGCAGGCCGGAACTGCTGCAATTTCTCAGCAGGTTTCTGCTCAGGAACAGGTTAATGCGGCCTATGAGCAGGCTGGCGGTTCAGTCGAGCATGCCACGCATTATGCTCAGGCTTACGTGGATGCTCTGGGGTCATTTCAGGAAAACACGCCTCAGTTTACTGCTGCGGTCGCCAGTCGCACGAAAGCGCTGGATAGCCTGTCTGACGCACAGCATGAGATGCAGCTCCGCCAGCAGACCACCGCCAATGATAATCAGATTGCGGTCCTGCAAACGGAAACGGCCACGATTGGTCAGAATGCAGATGCCCGCGCCAAACTGATCACTCGCATGCAGACTGAGCAGCAACTCACGCAGCAAGGGGTGGATCTCAATAAGGAATCCGCGCAGTCCTATCTGGCCAGCGTGGATGCTGTGTCAGACGCTACAGCAGCGTATCAGCATCAGGAACAGACGCTCTCTGACCTGACTGGCTCGCTGGAAAACATGACCGAGCAGCTGACGGACGGCATCACGCAGGGATTCCTGCAGGGCACATCGTCCGGCATGTCGTTTAAAAGCGCCATGCAGGGGGTGGAGACGCAGGTGGTCAGCATGCTGGCCAAGTTTGCTCTGATCAATCCTATGCTCAACAGCATAGATGGTCAGTCCCGCACCACAATGTCAGACATCACGGGTATGCTGTCTGGTAGTGTATCCAAGGATACCGGATCTGCAGAAGCCACGGTTGAGAGTGCTTTTTCTGGATCGGGCATGAGCGTTGGTCAGGCGCTCAACTACAAAAATGCTCTGTCCTCCCCCACAGCCAACACAGAGAGCCTTGAGGGGCTGGAGAGTTTTGGCGGTGGTACCTATGGAGCCGGGCTAAACGGGTCGGCTGCTGGCAGTAGCCTGCTATCGGGTTTCCTCAGCACCAAATTGCTGGGGTCATCCACAGTTGGCAGCGCTCTGGGGGGCATTGGTGGTGGTCTGGCAATCGGTGGCCTGACCAGTCAGATCGGTGGCGGCACATATGGCACACTCGGCAGCGGGTTAGGATCTGCGGTCGGTGCGTTGGCCGGGTCGTTCATCCCCGGCGTGGGCACCTTGGTGGGTGGCCTCGCTGGGGGTGGCCTCGGTGGTCTGATTGGGGGGCTGTTTAGCAAGAGCCACTATGCCTACTCAGACCTTATCGGCACAAATGGTGAGCTTGGCATTGGCGGCACGCGGGTAAAGCATGCTGATAATGACGTTACTGCCGGTCTCCAGTCAGATATTGATACCATCAATACCGTGCTGGGGCAGACGGGCGTTACTGTTGCGGATGATAGCACGATCGGTGCTGTCGGGCATTACCACAAAGGCAGCAAGCGCAGCAGCACCTCTATTGAGGATCTGCTGCCGGACGTGCATCTGAGCAGCTCAGATGCCAACATGCAGCTGGCGTTGCAGCAGCTGATGCCGTCCTCGTTTGACAGTGTCAGCAGCTACACATCAGATATCCAGAGTTTAAAATCTCTGTCTGATACGCTGGACGCAATGGGTGTTGCTGTCGGCAAGTTTGACGATAGCAGCCATCTCACGGTGGATCATTTTACCGGTTATACTGGTGATATGGCCACGGCGCTCAGCACGTTGGATGGCAAAGACCTGAGCACCAGTGATCTTGAGAGCAAGTTTGATGCAATCAAGACATTTGTGGGCACTACTATGCCGGGTCTGCTGGATGTCACGGCGGCAGGCTCTCAAAGCCTGATGGACCAGGTCTCAGACCTCAAAAAGAAGTATCAGGATGCCGCAACAGTAGCGGAATCCTATGGTCTGGATGCTCAGGCTCTGCTGGATAAGGGAAATGAGCTGGCGGCCCGCACCATAGAGCGGGAAAACCTGTCTCTCTCTCAGGCAGATCAGTCGGTTAATGCCCGTTATCTGGCCGCTACGGGCGACCAGGAGGGAGCAGATCTTGCTAACTTTGACGTATCGGCAGCGCAACAGGTCCAGCAACTGCAAGATAACTGGGAAAGCTACTTAGGGGATACGTACGCCAGTAATCAGGACTACGCCACGCAAATGGCAGATCTTGATAAAACGCTGGCAGCTGAGCGTCTGGAAATCCAGCAGACGTATGCGGACAAAGCGAAAGCTGCTGATGCTGAATACCAGTCTCAGGCGCAATCGTCGGTCGCCAGCGTATTTTCGAGCCTCTCCAGTTACGTGCAGGGGCTGGGTGTATCTGATGCCTCTCCGTTGTCGGTAGAGGATCAATACAAGCTGGCCAATGATAATTTTAATACAGATTATCAGGCTGCTATCGGGGGAGATTACGATGCTCTGTCGCGCTTGCAGTCAGAGTCACAAACTGCACTCTCTCTGGACAAGCAGTGGCTAGGGTCCGGTGTAGATTATTCGAGCGCTTATCAAGATCAACTCAAAAAACTGCAAAGCCTTGGCAATGCGGGCACGGATGCGCTGACTGCAAATCTGGCAAAGCAAATCGCTGCCGGACAGGTGGATGCAATCACAAAAGTGCAGCAGGCCGTGCAGGATATGCAGGGCGCAATTACCGCTGAGCTCAAGCAGTTTGCGCGGTCTCTCAGTGTCAGCAGCCAGGGTGGCGGAAAAAAGGTAGCGTAATGGTCAATATCAGAACGGTGGAGCTGGACATCATCCAGCCTGCCTCTGGCTCGCCTGCTGCCACCCACGGGCACGGCACGCGGGCACATGGCACGCTCCAGCGCAACACGCATGCGCTGGAGAGTGTCGATACAATCCGATACTCAGACGTGGGCTACGTGGATGATGAGGGCAATCCTTATCCCCCGTACGTGACAGATGCCTTTGCGCTGGACCGCGGCCTGACCCTGACAGCGGATGCTATGGGCGGCTCTCACACGGCAGGGTCTATCACACTGGCTAATCCCGGCGGGGCGATGGACAGCATTTTGACCACGCGCATCAATGATCACCTCCCGGTGCGGATCAGCACCACGGCCAAACAGTGGGATGGTGTGCGCCGGATCTGGCGTGACCCGCCCGGCAGCAGCCTGCGGCCTGTGATTGCAGGACTGGGCAAAAGCTGGCGACCCGACCGCACATCGGTGGAAATAGACCTTCTTGACGCCACCTACTGGCTGGATGGCACCATGCCGGTTTCAGTCTACGGCGGCACTGGCCGGCTGGATGGGGACAGCAACGTGGGGGGCAAATCCATGCCCCGCATGCGTGGGTCTGTCTGCAATATCACGCCGATCCTGATTGATAGCGTCAACTATGTCTATCAGATTTCGGACGGCCCGGCCTCTGTCAGCATGCTGTATGAGGGCGGCTATCCGGGCGGCATTACCTTTGCCGGAACCGTGGCAGATATCTATGCGGACAGCCCCGCACCGGGCACCTACACAGTGCAATCCGGCACGGCGGGCACATGGCTTCGGCTCGGAACCAAGCCTGTCTACGGGATAACGGTGGATGCTGTGGGCGCGTTTCGTTCCGGAGCGGCCCCGGCCAATGTGCTGGATATCCTGCGGCAGATGCTGCTGGAGGATCTGGTGATGCCTGCGGAGTATATTGACGCAGGCTGGCCAGCCACATCCAGCCTCGCGCCCTGGGCTGGTGGCTGGTACTGGGATGGCTCAGACAGCGTGACCGGCCAGCAGGCCGCTACCACTCTTCTGTCCGGCCTGTGCATTACGCTGGTGCCCACCCGCACCGGCACACTGCTGCCCATCCTGCTGACCGCGCCAGACCCGTCTGAGATCCCGGCGGCAGAACTCAATGCGGATCTGATCACGGATATTTCCGCCGCCACGCTGGACAGCTCACTGGACCCGCCAACGTGGCGGTGGCGTATCGGCTGGCAGCACAATTTTACCGTGCAGGCTACCGGTTCCGGGCTGCACCCGCAGGCCCCGGCAGACCGGCAGGCCATTGTGGCCGTAGCAGACCGGGCCGCCGTCTGGTGGTCGGCTCAGATCAAATCGCACTGGCGCGTGCCCAACGATCCGGCACTGATCACGACGGCGCTGGCCAGTCAGGCAGATGCGGCACTCGTCGCGCAGCGCCATGGTGCTCTGTGGGGCACCCAGCGCCGCCTCTGGGCCGTTGCTGTCCCGCAGGATCTCGCATGGGGGATTGAGCTGGGGTCCGTGGTCGGCATCACGGCTCCGGCCGCAGGCCTGACAGACCGGCAACTGGCGCGGGTGGTGAGTGAGCAGATCCGCGCAACGGATCAGTTCGTGACATTTCAAATTCTGGTTTGATAGCGAAAATAAATGGAAAATTGCGGAATTGGGTGGGAGAACCGCGTCCTGGATGCGGCGCTCTCTGCCAGTGCGCAGGTGTCCGGCCTGCCAGTCACAAACCTGCGTAACCAGCAGGGTGCTCCCAGTCTGGGCTGGCGTGTGCCCGGCACAACAGCAACCCTCACCATCAGTCACCCGCCTGCGGGGCCGTGGCGGGCATTTGGCCTGTTCCGGACCAATCTGAGCGCCACTGCAACGTGGCGGATACGCACAGGCAGTTACGATGCCAGTTGGTACGGTGTAGACTGGATCTCAGACTGGACAGGTCCATGCAATGCTACCAATGGTCAATGTGTCTACGTACTGCCCGGCGCCATCACGGCAGAGCGCTGCGAAATAACCATAACAGATAAAGATAATCCGGACGGATATCTCTCGATCCCGCTGGCTTATGCTGGCCCGCTCTGGCAGCCGGCGCGCAATTACAGCACGGAGAGCACGGCAGACCGCAATCTGGGGGTGGACAGCATCACCACGCTGGGTGGTGCCGAGTTTGTCTCTCCGCGCTGGTATCAGCGCTCTCTGAGTATCGCGCATCAGTCCTACGGGGATGCTGATGCCGTGGTCCTGGAGCAGATCCTGCGGGTTGCGGCCACAGGGCAAAATATCCTGTTTCTGCCGGACCCGTCCGCAACGCCCGCCGTGCTGGCCGAAAAATCCCTGTTTGGCCGCCTGAGTGGCAATGACCTCACCAATCCGTTTGGCATTGCTGACCGGCATGCCCTGACACTCACCCTGACGGAGCGCCTGTAATGCCTGCACCGCAGCTCAGTAATTACGTGCTGGAGACAGCTACCGCGCCCGGCACGGGGAGTTTTACGCTCAACGGGCCAGAGGCGGACCGGCGCTCATTTGAGGCGGCGTTTTCATCCGGAGCCTTGGTTTTCTACTTTGCCGACGATGGGTCTAGTGCGGAGTGGGGCATAGGCACACTGACGGTCGGCACCCCCAGCGTGCTGGCCCGTACGACAGTCCTGGGGAATACGGCCAACACCAGAGCAGCCCTCAATTTTCCTGGAACGGTTGAGGTCTACAACGAAGTCCCCGCGGAGTGTCTTCCTGTTCTGGGGCAGGATGGTTCGCTGGATCTGGCAGGAGGTCTGACGATAAAGGGCCTGCCTGCTGTAGTCGGGGCCATCTCAGAACATAGTCACTACGTCCTGCAGGTGACCTATGACACGGATGCTCAGGCGTTCGGTTTTCTCGATACGACGGGGGTCTGGAAATATGTCCAGCCTCAGGGCGACTATGCTACCAACGGCGCTCTGAGTGCCGAGACTAGCCGTGCCACGACCATTGAGGGAAACCTTCAGACCTCCAAAGCAAATTTAGGGGGCGGCAACACGTTTTACGGAGACCAGACGGTCCGAGGCAATGTCTCTGTTGGTGTGGGGCTTGGCTGGTCTGGTGGCACAGCATCGGGGCAGCGCCGCTGGTCAAATGGGCATCTGATCTTTGGATCGCCAGACGGTGCGACAAATACCTACATGGGTGCCTTCCAGATCACTGACCTTCTGGGCAGTCCTGGCGATAATTACTCCGGCATCAATATGTTTGGGCTTGATTATTCGGGCAAACGTTATGACTGGCAGTTTCCGTGGAACGGAAACATCGTTACCCCTAAAGGGCGGGTCGCGTTTGTGTCGGATCTGGATAACCTTGCGACCACATCACAGCTACCGTCAGGCGGCACAGCCGGCAACGGCTATTACACAATCACTGCCGGTATTCAGGATCTGGTTTTTACCATCACTTTCAATACGGCCGGCGGCCAGTGGGTACCATTCCCTCGGGAGTTTAGAGGCACCCCCAACGTATTCGCCTGCTCGGACGGGAGCGGCGACAACCAGACAGATACAGACTGGTATATCTGGGGACGCACCAAAGAGGGGTTTTACTTCAACGCCCGAAACCATCAGGGCAGCTTCCAGATTTTTGCTAAGGGTCCGGCTTAATTTTTATATTTCTTGCAGGAATATAAAAAATAGAAACGAATTTTCCAAAAATGAGAGAAAAAATGCCTGACACAAATTACCCTCCCCCGCTGGATTACATCACGCGGGGGGAGTTTGGTGCGCTGGATGCTCACGTGCGCGATTTGCAGGCGGATATGGTCCTGGTCAAGGCTAACCAGGCAGACACACAGGCCGACATCAAGAGTATTGATAAGCGCCTGGATGATATTGCCGCCAAGCTCAAAGAGCTGATCGGTTGGCGGTCATTCCTGCTCACTGGCGGCATTGGTGTCGGCTGGGGTGTGGCTCAGGGCATCCTGCACTTGCTTGGCTGGGGCACTGCTCCGTAACGCGTTTTTGTCAACCGGAACAGCCGAAAACCAGTTTTCGGCCAAATCCAAACAGGCCGCCAAGTGCGGCCTTTTTTGCATCTGGAATCCAAAATGAATGACTCCATCACAATCGCGGCGGGTCTCGCCCGCGAGTACGAGGGCCTGCGCCTCAAGCCCTACATTTGTCCGGCGGGCTACTGGACCATCGGCTACGGCAACCGTTGCCTGGCCAACGGGGCCGCCGTCACCGCCCGCACGCCTGCCATTACGGCAGTGCAGGCAGAGTCTCTGCTAATGCTCACACTGGCAGGGCTGCGCTATAAACTGCGGCAGCTCGTCCATGTGGCGCTCACTCCGAACAGGGAGGGCGCGCTCCTGGACTGGCAGTTTAACCTGGGCACATCCGCTGTTGCCGGCTCCACCCTGATCCGCCTGCTCAATAGCGGGCAGGATATCGCTGCCGGTGAGCAGCTCCTGCTCTGGGATCATGCTCATAAGAATGGCCGCCTGATCACCCTGCCCGGCCTCACGGCCCGCAGGCATGTGGAGTGGCTGGTCTATACCGGGGCAACCAACGGGCATGTGCCGGCTTCTCCGGCTCCAGCCTCTCCACCATCAGCAGATCAGCTCAACGCGGCAGAAATAAGCCGTATTAAGGAGACTGCATGACCGAAAAAGAAGGTCTGTCAGATCGGGATATTGAGCGGCTGACAGACAAGCTTCTGGCGCGCCTGCTCCCGCAGCTCGCGCGCATGATCGCCCATCACCCGGACGCGCTGATTATCGAGCGCGTGGATATTAACACCCTGCCCGCCTCCCTGCGTGGCGGCCAGTAACAGAAAGAAGGCCATGACCCTCTCCAAAGTTGGCGCATACCTGCGTCAGCCGACCACGCTTATTGCGGGCGGCATCGCCATTGGCACGGGCATTGCCTCGTGGTTTGGCGTCCTTCCGGATGCTGCAGCGGTCGCTCTGCTGAGCACCTGTTTGCCGCTCCTGGCGAGCGACAGCAGCGGCCAGACAGCCTCAGCGGAATCCACTCTGCTCAACCGCATTGCCGGTGAGCGGGATGATCTGCTCAAGGTTGTCCATGCTGTCAGCACGCATAAAGACATCGGCCCGGCCGCCACGCAGATCATTGCGGATACCGTACCGGGTGGTGCGCTGCTGGCTACTGCGGCCTCTGTCCTGGCGTCTCAGTCCAGCGCGGCGACTAAGCCGTCCTGACTGCCGGGGTCGGGGCCGCCGACCTCATAAACCGCGCCTTCTCTAAGGGGCGTGATAATAGCACGACCCTTTTTCTGCCGCCCGCTGAGGCGGCTTTTTTTATTGGAAATGCCCAGATGAAAACCAAATCTCTCTTGCGTGGCGCGCTGGCTGGTGCGCTGCTTCTGTCCTGCGTCGGCCTGACGGCCTGCAAAAGTGACGCGAATGCCTCAGCTGAGGTCAAGCGCCAGCAGGCCGTTTTTGCTCTGAGTGAATCGTACGATGCATCTGCGTATCTTGCTTACGCCTATAAGCATAATCCCGCTGCAGATCCTGCTGTCGTGACAATGATTGAGGCCGGATTCCAGATTGCACACGACAAAATCCAGCCGTTGCAAGAGGCAGCTGATGCTGGTGATCCGCTGTCTGAGGCTGAGGTTGAGGCCGCCACGGCAGCGTTTCAGGCCGCGCAAAAGCTGCTGCCGGCCAGCTAA